CGTAAAATACGTCCTAGTGATTGACCCACCCCTCCCCAAAATTTCTGACGCCGCTGCGCTCAAAAAAGGGTGCCTCTCTCTGAAAAAATATTCACTGTGCTCCTGGATGAGCTGGGTCTGTCGGCCATCCGTCAGCGCCGATCTCGTTGTCGTATCCCAGAGCCTCCTCGCTTTGAATGTCTCCGGAGTGACAGCTCCAGCAAACCGCTTGCAAATTGCTCGGGCTGTAAAATAAACCGTGGTCGCCTTTGTGCGGCACAATATGATGAACCACCGCCGAGCGCGGATGATTGCGGCCAGGTTGCAGAAATTGTCCGCATCGTTTGTGCTGGCATTGATAACCGTCTCGAGCCAAGATCGTGTCGCGCAACACGCGCCACCTCTTAGTCATATACATTTTGCGGTACTCAACCGCCGAGCTGGATCGTTTCACTAAAAAAAACCGAGCCTCTTTAAAAAACAGGGAGGAGAAAAAAGCAGAGGCCCGGCTCAGTTCAGAGCGTAATCATGAACATAATCCCAAGCCTTTCGACAATTCTTGCGATTATATCACCATTCTCAGCCTCAATGAGCATTTTATCCAATGATTTTTTTACTATATTTATCAATCTGTTGAGCCATGTCGTCGCTGGCCTCCATGACTGCGCTGTTCAGTTGCTTGTAATGCAAGCCATATCTCTGCGTAATACGACGAGGCTTGACCCCAAGAGCTCGCTCATACACCGCGCGCTTGAGCGTTCGCTTGTTTCCCTTTGTAATGAGGGCGACTTGATGCCAAAGATCAAGGATAAGCTCAGCTCGATCAATCACATATGCCTCCGGTCTCGGCGCGCTGCCAGGCTCATCAGGGAGCGAGCTGATCTCTCCTCTGAGATATGCGCTCATGAGCTGCCATTGTGTGACCTCATCAGGGCTCTCAGGCATTGCAGAGCGGCCAGGGAAGCCCGAGCGAGGAGGGGCAGGGTAGGCAACGCGCGAAACCCACGCCGCCTCTCTAAGCAGCGCAAAAGCGATGTGATGATCCTTAACCTTATAATCACTGCGGACCTGATCCCGCGCGAGGTCGTAGGCGTCACGCAAGGTCCGCCGCCAGTCGTGGTTTCGCATCTTTTCTTTCAGCTCAGGTCTCATCGAAAACCTCAACCGCGAGCGCCGCGTATCCAATAATATCAATCAGGCTGTCCCGGTGAAATCTTTTGGATGATTTGAGCCGAGCCATTTTAAGATCAATCATCCTCAGCGCGACCTGATAAGGCTCGATCGGCTCGTCCTGACCTACCGACCATTGATCAGCCGTGATCTGAAAGTTTTTCGCCGGGTCGCCGTAGCTGCTATTCCGCGCACCGTTAATTAAATCGAGAGCCTCAAGAATGGCCTCTGTCCGCTTATTGTTAGTCTTTTTTTCCATTTACCAGATCCCCAACGTTTATTTTATTTTTAATGTAGAACTTCATTACTCGCCTTGAGCCGATCGCTTTGCCGGTGACAATCCCGCGCTTTTTCAAAACAGCGATGTTGTTGATAATGACCGGCGACGATAACGACAGATCGTTTTTAAGATCGTGATAGGTGCAACCGGGCCTCCTTAAGATGTAGCCATAAACGTCCTTAAATGAGCTGATCAAATAGCTTGGATCATCGCGTCCAGCGCGAACGTCGCCGGGCAATTTTGGGCGCAATCCTTTGCGATGCCATTCACGCTCTTTCGCGATCCAACATCTACCGAGTTTTTTTTCGTCCTCTGGTGACATTTGCCTTGTCTTTCTGCTCGAGCGCAAACTTGCGCTCCATAATTATCGACCGTTGGATCGGCGAATATTTTTTCAACCAGGGAGCGCTCAGGAGTTTTCTCCTGTTAGCCATGCCAGCGAGGACGTTTATGTCATCGATCCGGCTGACGACCCGGCGAAACTCTTTCTCCGGAAGCTCAGCATAATCTAGGGATGATCCTGGCGATGCTGGTTGGGTTGCCTCTGTCGTGTTTATTTTTGCCTCAAAGCCGAGCGCGCGTAACCGCTCGACGACGTCTTTCAACTCTTTCATAAGGTTCCTCTTTCCGTCAGGAAAAAGAGGTTCAAACCTCTAGGGGTATAAGGGGTGTGTGTGTGTAGGGGGTTTGAAGGGGGTTTGAATAAGGTTTGAAAGGGGTTTGTACCCCAGGTTTGAAGGGGGTTTGTAGGGGGTTTGAAGGGGTTTGAACAAGGTTTGAAGGTCATTCCGGCTTGCTCCCTTTGACGATATATTGCTGTTGCCTGGACGCTGGGCCGCGCGTTCCGATCCAGATTTTACCCGCGAGCTGGAGCCGATCCTGAGCCGCTCGGAATTGCTTTTTCGTGATGCCTTGATGACCGTTAGAGTTTGCAAATTTAACCGCTGCGCCGTTCTGCGCCGACGGGGCAGGGCTGAGAAACATCCCAGCGCTTGTGAAATCATCGAGAAGCGACAGAAACACGCGCTCAGCCTTTGCCTCGATCGCTTGCTTGTCGAGACTGTCCTCGACCTTTTGCGCCACAAAATAGCCGCTGTCGTAGTTCATCAAAATCTCAGTTCCGGTTTCGCCGTAATTCGATTTCATGACTGTCAGTTTGCGCGCTGATTTGTCGGCCTCGTAGCCGTCATCTTTCACCCTTTGCATGTAGAGCCGAGATCTGACTGAGTTGTTCCAAGCGGTGTTTCCTGACGTTCCGGTTCCGCTTGCCATCCCGCTAAGCGAGGGGTGAGACAAAAGGACGACGGTCGTTTGAAAATCGACAGCGGCTTTTCTGAGCTGACCGATAAACTGACGCGCCTGAGCTCGATCGTTCTCGTTCCCTGGATAGAGATCCGCCAAGGTGTCGAGGATCACGATGCGCGGTTGTTCCGCCTCAATCTTTGTCAAAATTTTTGCCCAGAGGGCGGATGGCGTCAAAATACCAGTTCGCGGGTCCAGTGATGCTAGGAGTGCGTCTCTGGAGGCTAAGCTCGCCAAATGAAGATCGTCTAGGTCGTCCCAGGTAACGCCCTGACGCAACCAGATCATATCGTTTATCCGCCGATGCATTTCGTTGATGTCGTCCTCGGCTCCAATGTAGAGCGCCGGACCTTGCTCCGGCTTCATGTTAAGCCAGGGCAGCTTTCCGCCTGACGCGACGCTGATTGCTAGGTTTAGCGCCAGGAGCGACTTTCCTGTTCCGCCGTCGCCGCTCAGAAGCGTGACTGTATTGGCCGGGATTAGGCTTCCGATCAGCCACTCCATCGGCACGATGTCGCGCTCCTTGAGCGTCGACGCTTCTATAAATAATGGATTGTCGTCGACCGCCGCGTCCGACTGCGGCATCAAATCACCATATCGATCGAACCAATCCCCACCCTTGACCACTTTCATTTTTTCCTCAGTAAATTGCGCGACGCGATTTTTTTGTCGTCGTCGCTCATGTAATTGATGATCGCTCGGAAATACGCCCTCAGCTCCTCGTTACTCGCGCTCGATGCCCACCAGTTAGCATCGGCAGCAATGTCCTCGGCGAAGGGTGGCAGCGGTGAACCAGTCGGCATTTCGACGTCGCCCAACGCTGACAATATGTCCCAGCGGTTTTCAGAGGGCAGGGCGCGCATTGCTGCGAACGCGAGCCCCACTTTTTCCTCTGGCGTTAGGCGCGCAAAAAGTATTTTGGACAGCGTAAACCAAGCGTCCGCGTCGTCCGCACCCAGAGCTAGACAAACCGATCTTCCGGCCGCCTTGTGCTCGGCTTTAAACAGATGCCAGGGTAAATTTGCGCGCTGTTGTGCCATAGATTAAAAAGGAATGGCGTCATCAAACGGGTCGTCTGTCGACTGGCCGCTTGATGTATCACTAAACGGGTCGCTTTGTATGCCGCCAGTGCGCTCAGCCAAGCGCACGACTTTGAACGCCTTTGGGCGTAAGCCGACGCCGATTTTGCCAGCATAAGCCCAAGGCGCGATCCTAATCATTGCATGAACAATCGATCCGGTTGTGAGCTGAAAGCCCGGTTCAGCCTTGCGACCATCGTCCATAAACTCGACCGGTTTTGTGCCAGGGTCGCCATATGTTTTAATATTGCATTTTACGCGATAGCAGTTTTCGTCTTTTTCAAAAAGATCATCCAGTCCGCCAGGCGACCAAACCTTGTCCTTGTGCTTGCCCGATGCTTTTGCGGTGTCGGCCATTGCTTTCGCAAGATCTTTTGCTTGCTCAGGCTTTATAATGAGCGTGATTTCGTATGAGGCTTCCTCATCTGTCAAATCCGCTGGAACCGAGGATCCTCTTTCTCCGACGCTCGGATCGTATTTGTAAGGTCGATCAATGCGCGGCCACAGAGCCTCGACGTTCATAAGTTTATAATCCACTTTTTTCTCCTTTTTGCAGTTTGTGTTTGCCACTGATAATTTCTGAAACTCGCCCAGGGTTGACGTCAAAATCATCGGCGATCGACTGGATGGACCGGAATGGGTCGTCATTATGGACGCTTAAGATCCGCCTTACGTCCCTAAGCGAGAGGTTGCGGCTCTCGTTTGGAGCCCTGGGTTTGACGTATTCTCTGAAACTGTGAAAAATTGCCTGATCGATCAGGCTCTTGACCTCGTCATTTTTCGACAGCTCTTTCGCTCCGGCGAGCAAGCGCCGAACCTTTCTCATATCAGACATCATCGTTCTCCTGATCTTTCAGTTGCATCCATTCCGGAACATTAAGCGTCGTGTGCGTTCCCCAGCCGGTCGGCCAGTCGCCGGATTGTTCCGCCTCAGCGATCAGGTCGAGCGTGTGCTCAACGATCCGATGTCCGCGCTCGAGCGCCTCGCTAGAGAGGTGATGACAATGCGCGGCAAAAGGCTCAGTCTTTTCGATCGTCAAAAAGCAAAAATAACTCACGTTCCAGCCGATCATTTCGGCGACCATTTTGTAAAATGCCGCGCTGATCGGATATCCGAGCGACCACGCTTGGCGAGAAAATAAGCGCGGATCTGAGCTGACTGTCGTTTTGACGTCTGCCATGACGCCGGTCGAAGGGACGTAAATGTCAGGACGAATTTTCAGCTCAAGCCCGGTCCGAGGGTGCTTCACTGTGATTGATGCCTCGCAGATCTTGTCCTCGGCTTTTAAGATCTTTCCGGCGCTGGGGTGGTCTAGGAGCTTTTGAGCGGCCCTTTCAGCGACGTCAAACTCCTTTTCCGGCAGTAGGACCGCGCCGTCGGCTTTTGCTGCCTCGTTTGCCTCGGTCCAGGCTTTGCCTCTCCTGGTCTCTGGTCCGCGCCGGACATGATCTTTTTCAGGCTCGAGCGTCATTGAATGAATTGCTGTGCCAAAATCAGCGATCGCAGGGTTGATTGAGCTGACGCCAAAGCGCGCGTGATAAAGCGACTTTTCGTAAGCGGTTTTAATGAAGGTCGAGGAATATCCAGGCAAAATCTGGTGATAAACTTCATTCGGGACGTCGAGTTCATAGGTCATTTTTGCGCTCCAATTTAAGGTCATCTATTTGGTCGATAAAATTGATCCGACGACCGATCCACCGCATGACAGGGACCGCCATTGAGTTGCCCATCGCCTTGTATCGAGGGCCATCAGGGCAGTTTTCTGCTGGCTTGTTGCGGTATGGAATTTGCGTGTAGTTGTCGGGGAAACCCTGCAAACGCTCGCACTCGGTTGGCGTTAGGCGGCGTACTGCGCTGGCTTGTGCCACCGCTGGCGGTACACCCGCATTCGCGTTGTACGCACCGCCAGCCCTTAGAGTGGGGCACAAATCATTAACAGCATCATTGCCGTAATCTTTTGATGAAAACGCTATGACATGATTGCTTTCGACCGCTTCCGTTCCTCTTGGCCCCTTACCCATTCCGGCTGTTAGTGGGCCAGTGCTTTGCGGCACAAAAAGCGGAGCGCCGCCGTTTATATGCTGATCTTCCAAGCCCTGCTTTTTAGCAAATGCTGCGTTAAGGGTTGAGGCGACTTTAGCTGGCCAAGTTGGTTGCAAAAACCCGCTACAAGCCTCGTCCGTGCCTATTCCGCCGCCGCCACCGCTTCCAGAGCGCGTTGTAACTGTTCCGGTAACTTCTTTCCGCGACGCTCGGCTCGGCGGAGTATGCCTGAACAGGCTTTCTCGCTCAAAAAGAACCGCTCCGGCACGTTGCCAGCTTCCAAGACGTCCGACAACGAACACGCGACGCCGTCGCTGGGGTGTTCCGAAGAACTGAGCGTCCAGCACTCGGTAAGCGAACCCATACCCGAGTTGAGCCAACGCCCCAAGGAAGGTTCCAAAATCTCGTCCTCGGTTGCTTGACAGAACGCCGGGGACGTTTTCCCAGACGATCCAGCGGGGAGCATATCGTTCAGCAATGGCAAGATATGTGAGCATGAGGTTGCCGCGCGGATCATCCAGACCCTTTCGCAATCCTGCGACGCTAAACGATTGGCATGGTGTGCCTCCGACCAAAAGGTCAACTGTTCTGTCATCAGGCCACTCCTTAAATTTTGACATGTCGCCCAAGTTAGGGACGCTTGGATAATGATGAGCGAGGACTGCGCTCGGAAAGGCTTCAATCTCGCTGAATGCTGTCGGAGACCACCCAAGGCCATGCCAAGCGACCGTCGCCGCTTCGACGCCAGAGCAAACCGAGAGATAATTAAACCGCGTCATTTTTTTGTGCTCTCCAGGCCATGATTTCTCGAACCAGCTTGCAAAAGCGAGGGAGCGAAATGTCGGCTTTATCGTGAATTGTTTTTGTCCAAAGGCCGGTTTCCATTTCAGCGATCGCTGAGAAGGGGACGACGCAACGAGCCTTTCTGTGGTCGTAGCGATAAATGACGGCTGGATAGATCCCGGCGTTGATGTCTGACGCTTTTATTGATTGCGCCCATGCGCCGGTCGGGATCATCGAACCTGACTGACGCCGCTTAAGCTCTAATGCGAAGGGAAATTTAGTCTCATTGGTTATTAAATCGCTGAGGCCGGACGTTCGCGTTTGCTCGAGGTTTCTTTTGAACTCGATGCCAAGCTCATCGAAAAGAAAATTTTTTATTTCCAGCTCAAACGAGCTCCCGCGATTTTTTGCGAATTTACCGCGTTGTGACGGTGTTCGTGCCATCGTTGGCCTCCTCGAAATACTGCCTCAAGATCTGATCGATCAAATGCGCAAGACTGACTTTTTTAATGTCTTTTTCTTCATCGAGCGCGGATTTAATTTCTGGATCGACCATCGTGTTCAATGCGACCCGTTGTTTTTGCTGTGTTTTATACTTTGTCGCCATGACCCTCTTTTCAACTAATAAGTTGGGCTTGCATAAAACTACATGAATTTATATACATTAAACAAGCTGACGGAAGGCTGACGCCTCTGCGGCTGTAAAAATGGAGAGAGAAAATGGAAGCGACACAATTAGGAAAAATTAAAAAAACTGACTTTGAAAACACTTTGTTCAAAATGAACAACAGTCAGGTGATGGATCACGACAAGCACAATGAATTTAACTTTGAAACAAACGAAAACACCCTCATTCACTTGTATTACAACGAGAAGGGCCACATTGGCAGTTGGTGCAATGGGCGCGGTTGGTATTTTGCTGATAATTTACCTAAAAATTTTAACGATGCTGAAGGTGTGACAGCATGAACGACTTAGAGCACCTACACGATGATTGGCTTGCGTTTTTAAAACGAGAAGGCTTGGATATAAATTTGGATGCGCAAGAGGCTATCTTGCTTGATCTTACCGACAATCAAAAAACGTTTGTGAAAGATTTTATTCAGCGTTGGGAGGCGCTCTGATAATGAAACTTAACGGCTTTATTTACAACGGCGTTGACGAGGCGCATCAGGATCGTCAGAGGAGGCAAATCGATGCTTTGGCTGATGGCAGGGCAGTCAAATGGTTTGTGGAAAAGGGCAAATCAACGCGCGACTTTTCTGACCGGCAAGAGCTGCAAGAGTGCGTTGAGCATTGCAAATCTGACAGCTCCACGTTTGCGCTTGCGAGTTTACATGGGTTTGCATCAAGGCAATGGATTGCGTTGGAGTTCTTGGAAACCTTAGCCGTGCAGGGGGTGGCAATAGAGGTTGCGGATGACCCAATCATCAGCCAAGGCAGTATTCACGTTTTGAGTGCAAATGCGCAAGTTCAGCGCGATCGTATTGTCGCGCGAGCTCAGGCAGGGTTGGACAGAGTGCGCAAAAAACTAGAGGCTGGGAAACCTCATACGACGCGCTCGGGACGTCAAATCAACGCGCTCGGGACGCCCAATCAAAAGGCTCTCATCGATGCTGGTAACGCAGCGAAACAAAAGAAGGCTGACGATTTTGCATTGACAATCTGGCCTGAAATTTGCGTCCTCTATAACAGAGGAGTGTCTCAATCAGATATAGCGCGCCAGCTAAACGCCAAAAAAGTGCGCAATCAAAAAGGCAATGCTTGGACGCAAAGCGCGGTTTATCGTGTGATACAGCGCATCAAAAAAATGGGGCAGATTGATGGATAATATTTTAAAAACCGCGCTGAATGACTTTTCATATCACTTGGCTCTTGCTGAAATTCAAATATTTAAAGAGCGCAAATCGTGGCGCGCAACGGACGCGATGGCTGCATATTTTCAAAGCACCCCAGAAAAAGCAGCGTTTAGTCGCCTGATGTATATCGCTGCTTGTGTAAACCAAGGTTACACGGTTTCACAAATCAGCGCTGAGCTGCAAATAAGCCGTCAGACCATTTGCAAGTTTACAGACGAATGCTGCGCTGCGGGGTGGATTGTTTGGGAAAAGGTACGCGGTAATAGTTATATATATATGGCATCTGACGAACTTTGCGCCTCAATCGTAGAGTATGCAGATTATAGCTCAGACGTCTTTTTAAACGCAGAAGTTCACAACGCCGAGCTTCTGTTAGCGCTGCTTAAACGCCGTAACTCTGACTTACCTTCTCAAGTCACAAATATAGACTATGCTCATTTCAGAGGTGGAAAAGATGAACCGCAGAAAAAAGCAAGTTAATCCAACCGTGACTGCAATGCGACAGGGTGGCATGACAATGACCGTTCGCATGACGATGCAGATGTGGCATCCGGATCATATTGCTAAGAATGCAGAGCATCTTGAACGCCTTGCTGGTGAGCTTAGGCGCATCGATCAAAGCAACTCAATGCGAGGCGTTGACAAAGCCATTCTGGCGCAGCGCGCAGCTAGAAACACGCACTGGGATTTGCAGCAAATTCTGCCAGCAGATCCGCGCGGTCAATATAAAGGCCAGCGGATGGAATATGTTGGAGGACGAACCTACGCCGTTGACACAAACGGCCACGATGAATTGTTGGCTCGTGAAGACTTAAATGAGCCAGTAGTGCGCCCAGATTACCAATTTGGGCGAGAATAAGCGCAGTTTATTGCTGCGTTAAAATAAAGAGTAGAGGATAAGGTAAATGAAATATACACTTGAGGCAGATTGTGGAAAGCTTAGGCGCATAATATATAAATTGTATAATGTATTAGACGCACCAGAAAATCAGAACAACGTAAACAGCCAGCCTAGCATTGCCAGATTATGTTGGCTGCTTTTTACAGATTTTCTCGGCGCAATTTCCCTGTTTATTATGCTTTTTGGTGGTCTCTGGATGCTGCCAATAGTTTCGGAATTGATCAGATGAGTTTCCGTAAGGTCATTGACCTAACCGCGAAGAAAATCGACGCCGAGCTTAAAAGAGATCTGGCAATGCTTGCATCCGATATCCAGCTTGCCAAATTCCAAAAGCAAAAATGGCAACGGATTGAGCGCGAAATAAGTTTAGCGCTTGCGAATACTATGGAGGACAGCGCCATTGGATCTTTCCAGCTCGACAACGCAACGCTTACTTTGCTTGAAAATGGCGAGCTAGATATTGACTGGGAAGTTGTCCAATGAGAGCGCCTTTGACTGATCGCCAGCGCGAGGTTTTCAATTTCATTTTGAAACATTGGGAAATCAAAAACCGGTGTCCGAGCTTGCGCGAAATCGCCGAGGGTGAGCTGGATGGAAAGCAACTAATTCCTCGAACAAAAAAACAGTCCGTTCACGCTCTCATCGATCGGTTGCATGGTAAAGGCTGGTTGAAAACAGATCATTTTCGCAATGTTACTTTCTGGCGAATACCGGAAGATCTGACATTTCGTGAGGGTGGATCTGGTCAAGACTGAGGAAGACCCGAACAGAAAAAACACTGGTGAAGTTTCGGACTAAGCGCGTTTCTCCACCCTCTGCCTCGGTTTATCAGCCGAGGCTTTTTTGTTCAATTAAAGTTATGCGATTTTTAACGATTTCTCCAGCACCTCGCGCGTTCGCCTCAGCCATCCGTTCCCGTATATTTCAAAGGTTTTAAGACTTCTGTAATACGCTTCGCGCTGGTTCGCATATTTCTGCAAAAGGTTTTTCGGCTCCATGTTATAAACCATTGCCAGCGTTTTCGGGCCGATCGCTCCGTCCTGAGTGGCCGCGACGACGCGCTGGAGCCGCTTTGCAGCGCGACCAGGACCGGCGTTGACCCCAAAGTCAGCGACAGAAATGTCGACCCCAGAGGGCAGCTCATCGCCTTTGACAGCGTCCCAATATTTAGCCTTATACATCGGTTTGATGTCGTCCTTTGTCAGCGCGCGCATAACGTCTTTCGGTGAGGGCTTGCCGGTCCACTCGGACCAGACCTGAGCTGTCACGCCGAGCATTGTCGAACCAGGATTTCCAAAACCATCCTCTCGCTGATTTCCAGGATCTCGAGGGTCGTCGGTGAAACCGCCCTCATGCTTGATCAGCTCCTCGAAAAAGGTGTCGTAATTATTTTTCATTTTTTACCTCCAAAGCCTCGAACGGTCCTAATGCCAAAGGATGCGGCGATCGAAGCATACATGCCCCACTGAACCCAGAGGGGTGTCGTCTCAAGATTTGCGAAACCTCGCTCCATTGTATCTTGTAAAGTCGGAACAAAATTAGCAGCAAGAATAAGCACAAACACAATCGTCCAAAGCTCATCTTTCCAGCTCTCCTTTGACGCCTCAATCGCGGATTGCTCCCAATCGATCTCGCCGGTTAATTGCTTTTTTTTGATTTCCGCGTTTGCTTTTTGGATCGCTGTCTTGCCGTCGATATAAGACGTCGCAAGACCACCGACCGCCGAAATGATCTGTCCTATCATTGAACCATTACTCCTTTAATTTAATCAGCGTCGATCATGACTTGGCTGACGAGCTGACGCTTGTGTTCGACTTGGCAGAAAATCCAAAATACGCGCCGACCAAACCAGACAGGGCGATGTATTGAGCCATCAAAACGCTGTCAGCCTCCGCCATCCTTGCCGGATCTACGATCGTCGCGATCGTCACCAAGGCCATGAGGCCGATTGACGACCAGGCCATCCGCCGTTTGTTTACCTGATAGGCCATTTTGTCTGGGACCATTTCGTTCATCTCTCAGCTCCTTTGCATAATGACGACATATTCTGATATCGCTCGATATAACGACGACGCGCCCTCGGTCGTCCTCGAGCGTAAACTTTCCTCGATGCCCTTTTATTTGCACAAATCACCAACGCCCCTCGCCCTTGCCGAGAAAATAAACAATGATCCCCATTAAGGCCGTCGCCAAGCTCGACAGAAGCAAGCCAAGTGTCCAGCTCAGGACTTTGTCTTTGATTTCTTGTCTGCGAAATTCGTTCTTTTTCTTTTGTTCGCGCATCTCTCTGAGAATAGTTTTGTATTCTTTCAGACCTGTCGGACCGTGAACGAATTGGATCATATCGCAGAGATCTTTGTTTAAAGCCTCGGCTTTTTTCTTACACGCAAAAGCTGACGCGGCGCGCTGTTCGAGCGAGCCGGTAAAGTGTTCGAACCACTTTGGATTTTTGGCTCTACTCTCGGCCTCGTTAATATCTGCCCAAGCTCCGGCAAATTTAGAAATAGCCGAGCTGGTATCCTGACCCGCGTTTATAAGGGTTCGCATTGAGTTCACGGCTGACGCCGCGACGCTCAGGGCTGAGATCGGATCGATCGGCATATTTAAAACTCCCAGGACATATTTTTTCAGGATCCAACCGGCGAAAAACCGGACTAGGGCTGTTGTCACACTTGTAATAACAGTCCTTAAACACCCAGGATCCCGAGCCCTGGACAATTTGCTGAGCCCACATGATGAGGACCAGCTCGCAAATCATGACGACATTTTCATAAGTATGCTGACGAGCATCAAGATCATCGCTCCGGATGCCGACAAGATAATATTCTGGATCAGCTTCACGCGCCCGAACAAATCTTTGAGCTGGATTTTCATCGTGGTTTTTAGCTCTACGATTTCTTTTTCCAATGCATCGACCCTCGAGTGAGCGCTTGCGACAGTGCGTCGATCGTCTGACATCATCCGTCTCCTATGTTATGTCGTCTGTAATTTCGACGGAGACGTAGCTGTCATTTGGGAAAGTTTCGATGTCTCCGCTCGCATAAGTGACCTCAAATTCCGCGTGGAACGACCCCGGCGTTTCGGTGTCCTCAGCTTGCCAGTTGTATCTGACCGACCCTGCATCCTCAGCGACGACGGTCGCCGCTGCGTCGACGAGTGCAGTCGATCCTCCGATTTTGCGCATATGAAAGCGAACCGTCGCGCTCGTAAGGTCGATCAAATTTCCGTCGGCATCTTTGAGCGTGGCGCTAAGATGTGGCGAGGTGTCATTTTGTTTTATATAAAACGTCATGCCGCGTCATTTTCCTCATTATAAGTGATTGAGTTTGTCGACGTTCTGACGACGACAAGGTTGAATGATGCCTGGTCAATGCTGACCAGACGCGGGAGCCCGATGTCATAAACGAGCGTCGGTATTCTAGGCGTCCCGGCGTTTAAGTTCGTTGCGAAAAGGTAACTGATTTGAACAAGCTCAGGCGAAACGCCCAGGCTCGGGGATCCAGAGGCGATCGATACACCCGCCAAGTCGTGAATTTGAACAAAGTTTGCGTCTGCAATGACTGGCGCTGAAAGAACCGCATTCGCCGCCAGGTCGTGAACCTGAGAAATCTGAGGATCAGCAAGGTCCGGACTGTCAGTTTCCAAATCGCCGGTTGTGAGTGTTTCCTCCTCGAACATTGTCGCGGCTGGAACGTCGGGCGATCGTAGAGATATCGAGCCAGCGCCCAAGTCGTGATCCTGACTGAAATCAGGCTCGGCCAACAGCGGCGCGCTCTCGAGGGCGGATGATGTGAGTTGATGATCCTGGTCAATGTCGGGCTCGCCGAGGGTTGGCGTATGAGCCGCCAAGTCTGGCGAGGTGAGCTGATGATCCTGGTCGATCTCTGGACTTCCCAGGGCAGGGGAGCCGATAGCCAATGGAACACCCGCAAGGGTTTCGTCCTCTGCCATCGCTGTCTCTGGGACGACCGGCGCAAGCGCTGTGATGCTGTCGGCGCTCATGACGACATTCTCGACCATGATTGCACTCACCAAAGCCGGAGACCCGCTTAGGATGCCGTCAGTCGCAAACGTTTCGTCCTCCGACATTGCGACAGGCGCAACAGCCGGGGCGAGTGTTAGGCTGTCGCCGGTAAGGTTGTGGCGTTGGTCGATCGCTGTGGAGCCGACGATCGGCGCGCCGACAGCGATGTCGTTCCCATCGAGTGTGACTGATAGAGTAAACGTAGTTGTCGAAATTTCTGGGGATCCAGCGACGATCGATGCTCCGCCTAACGTTTCCTCCTCGGACATTGCCGCCGATGCTAAGTTGAACGCTGATCCGACGAGATTTGATCCTGTCAGTTCGTGCTCTTGATCGATGTCTGGTGAACCGAAAACATAAGCAGGGATCACGATGTCGGCGATCGTGAGTGTCTCGCGCTCTGCCATGTTTGCATTGCCTGGAACGGGAGCCGCTGAGAGCAACGCTGAGGCCGTGATTGTGTGACCCTGACCGATATCCGGAGAGCCCAGGCGAGGCGTTTGAGAGGCCACCGCATCGCCGCTTAAGTCATGATCTTGATCAATATCGGGAGCCGCTAAGACCGGCGCGCTTGCTGCGATGCTGACGCCGCTCAGCGTTTCGTCCTCTGACATCGTGACAGCCGCCGGGACCGGCGCTTGCGTTTCTAAATCATTCGCGTCTAAGGTTTGTCCTTGATTAAATGCAGGATGATCCCAGGGCAGCGCTCCCGGCAAGAACGCCGGTTGTTCCGAGAACTTCGATTTGGCCGAGAACGATGTCCGCGATGGCCGGTCCTGTGCCGGTGATGCTATCAGCCGCCAGATCGTGCTCTTGATCGACGTCAGGGTCGCCCAGGCTAGGTGACCCGCCGACTAGGTTGTCAGCGGTGAAACTCTCGTCCTCTGACATCGTGACAGCCGCCGGGACCGGCGATTGTGTTGATAGATTTGTCGCTGTGATCCGGTGATCCTGGTCAATCTCCGGAGCGCCTAGAGTTGGTGTATGAGCCGCAAAGCTAGTGCCAGCCAGGTCATGACCTTGATCAATGTCAGGCGCGCCCAGAACAGGCGTTGAATTGACCCCAGAGCCGACCAGATTGTGTTTCTGGTCAATTTCTGAGGATCCCAAAACCGGGACGCCAGCCTCTAAGCTAGACGCCGAAAGCGTCTCGTCCTCGGACATTGCCGCCGACTGTAAAACAGGAGCGCCAGCCGTAAGGGCTGGAGCGCTGAACGTTTCGTTTTCAACCATTGCCGAGCTTGAAACGACCGGCGTGACCGTGATGCTGCTAGGCGTTAGTGCATAAGTGACGACGCCCTCATCAGAGAACGCGGATCCGGCAAAAGGTGAAAAACCAAACATGACAATTTACTCCAAGGCGTTCGCGAGGATCTCGCGCCGGACAGCTTCCCGTCGTTTAGATCTAGTAAACATTTTATAAAGATCTTTCAGCGCGAGCCGGTCGATGCTAATTTTCAAATTTATCGCATCGCCAAAAAACTCATGGATTTTTTCGCTGTACTCAAAAGCGCGAAACTTAATTTTTTCATCGGTATCAAAGCGCACATAATAAAGCGGATCATTCCGTTTGATCACAATGTCCGATTGAGCCTGATTTATTACGCCGCTGACAATGGGGCGAAACCACTTTCCAACATCGAATGTCCCAGGCGTGAGAACAACGTCGTCAAATGGTGTCTTGTGTAAATATGCAGGGGTTTGAAACATCCTCAAAGGTTGCTCCGAGAAAAACGCAAAACCTGGACCGATCGTGCAAAGCGTCCCGTCACTTGAAAGATCATTGAAAACATCTTTTGCGAATTGCTCTGATCCCGCCTCGATAGATATGTCAGCGGCTCTGTGTTTAATTTTAAGATCCGTCGGGCTTCGCATAACAAAAGTGTTTTTCAGCTCGTCGATCGCGCTCGGGCATCTGAGATAGAGATCCGCGCTTGTCCCTTTGTATTTGTCTCGCAATTCCGAGAGCAAGCTGACGGGCTCGCTGAGGGTGAGCGGCAAGCCACCAACTGTATCGGTGATAGAATAAAAAACCTCAGCCATCGCTCGGAGCCTGTGGATAAACGACTTCCCAGGGGAAGTTTTGTTGGCTCGTTAGGTCACGCAACGCTTGACGAAAATCTCGCCACTCTTGCGGGATCTCAACGCCGCGCTCTAAATACCGGACGATCACGTAATCATATTTATCAAGCTCTTTGTTTCTCTGCGCTCGAACAAGTCTTGACGCTGCCTCAAGCTGAACCGCAATTTCGGCGTCTGTCATATTCTCGACAGTGTGACCATATTGCCATTCTTGAGCGCCCTCGTCATACCGAGGCTCGGCCCATCTTCTGAGCCGTTGAGTGCGCTTTTCGTAAGCTGGGAAGGGCAGTGATGCCACCGGATAAACGTGAAACTGCGCGCACAAATCGTGCGACATATTTCGCGGGACTGATACATTCGGGTGATCATTTCTGAACATGCCGAAGCTGTAAGGAAATTTTACGACCTCGCCGTTTTCATTTGATTTTATAAACATTTATTGCCTCGCTTCATTCCAATGAGAATGCGTTCGCTCTTTTGGAACCAGTCTTTGAGTTGTTAGTAATTCAAAAGGCTTTCGTTCTATCAGAGCTGCCTCCATGTAATTTTCCGCCTTCGACCTAGAGACATCTATCTCATCGTTTGGGCGCAAAAATCCTGAGCGGTCGTTCATGAATAAAGCAGAAATGCGCTCGATGTCTTTGTCAGTATTGTCGAGCAATCGACAAACGTGATGATAGGTTCCATTCCAAGCCCGGTCGGGGCGAGTAATGTCGACCACTTGTTTGCCCAAAATCCGCGCCACAATGTAAAGCTCTGAGCAATGCGTCGACCCGGCGACCTCACAATTTTCAAGCAACGTCATTCCAGAAACCGAGGGGTCGATCACTTTATGATAGCCGAACGTTGCGCCGAGGTCTTTGATAAATCCCTCAGTCACGACAGGGTGAGGCTTTAAATAAAAGCCGTGATTATCGACCAGGTCCATGATCCGCTGTTGATCCATCAGGTGCGCGCTATTGCACCCAGCCAAAAAAATGATCCGGTCATAAGTTTTTATATTTTCGTCCAGAACATACTTGTCCGCAATCCAGGCGCGATTAAACTCCGCCGCTGGTTTCTCCTCAGATATTACGGCCGCAACTCGGCAGTTGATCTCTGCCGACATCGTCGCCAGCATCAAACCGCCCAAACAATCGAAATAGAGAAACTCCGTGAAATTTGGCGGCTGGATCGGACGGACATCACAAGTCGTCGTCATTGGGCCAAGCTCGTCCAACATTTCTTCGATCGCGCGAAACCCTTTGGCGTCGACAGACCTTTTATTTTCACCGATCCGCTGTTCGTTATTCGCTGTCGTGTGAAGATATGTTTTATGCGGAGGGATCATGTCAGCTTGTCTGTTAAGTAAAACGTCCCGAAAGTCGTCAAACGACTGGTCGGTTTTGATGTGTTAAATTGGGTTGTGAAGTAGGTCGTGTATCCTGTTGAGGTCGATTTGCTCGTTGACCGTGATGTGTTGAAAACTGACAGATATGAGGTGGTCGTCGATTTGGACGTCGGCTTTGCTGTTAGCCTTGAGGTTGTAAAGGATGTCGTCGTCGACTTTGATGTCGGCGTTGATGTGAGGAAATACGAAGCATAGGAGGTCGTCGTTGAGCGTGACGTTGAGTTTGACGTCCCTCGGCTTGTGTTGAACGTTGTCGTCGTCGACTTTGATGTCGGAACGCTGGTTGACTTTGTCGTCGTGGCCGAGGTTGGCGTTGAAGTGTTTCGATTGTAATTTGTATTAAATGCGGTTTCGAAAGTCGTGGGTTTGTCCGTCGGCTTGTTTGTCTGCCTAGATGCGGCCGTGCTGAAATAGGTTGGCTTAGTTGTCGACTTGCTTGTCGTCCGCGTTTTAGCCGTATTTTTTGATGTGGTCTGACTTAAGGCCGTCGATTTGCTTGTACTGTTTACAATGTCGGATCTGTAAATTGTATATACGTTTGTCGGACCGTTTGTTAAGCGACTTGTTGCGACGGGAGGGCTTGCATAGCTCACATAAAACGTAGGCTTCGACGTAGTTCTTTGCGTTTGATGGTTAGTAAAATTGATAACCGAGGTATTATAGGTAGTTGTCCCAACGTAAAAAGTCGAATAGCTCGTTGATGCTGTGTAACTCGTTGAAAACGACGTCGGCTTTGACGTTGGAGAATTTGTACTTTGTGAAAAAGACGTCGTCTTAAGTGTCGGCTTAGCTGTGAGCTTTGAGGTGTTTCGAATTGTCAGATCGCTCACGGCTGTTGAAAAGCTCGATTGATAAGATGTTGGATAGCTCGTCGGAAAGCTAGAAGCGTAACTGGTCGTCGTCGACTTAGATGTTGAAAATGTCGTGTCGAAGCTGGTGCTGAACGATGTCGTCGTCGACTTTGATGTCGGAGTGTTTGTAGAAAAAGATGAGCTATAATTTGTCGTCGTCGAGCGGCTTGTTGAAAATGACGTCGGCTTGTTTGTGTTGAACGTTGTCGTCGTCGACTTTGATGTCGGCGTCGTCGTCGCATAGGTGGTCGTAAAAGACGTCGTCGTTGCTCTTGATGTCGCTCGGTTTGTCGACTGGCTCGTCAAAAATGTTGTCGTAAAGGTGGTCGTCCGACTTGTTGGATATGTTGTGTTGAACGTCGTCAGATGTTGACCACCAAACAATATTTTTTTCTGAGCGCTCATTTCAAACCTACGAGAGATCTAGCCCAGACGCGAAGCCGAAAACCGTTGTCCCGCCGTCGTCTGAATAGAATGTGAAAACATCGACCTCGTCAGCGGAGTTGGACAGCGTTGGCGCTGCGCCAGTTGCAAACTTGACAGATGACGGCCAAGATACTGAATAGGCGTTGCCGGATGCGTCTTGCTTAACTTTGACAACCCAATAAACAGCCGTCCCGCTGGATGGAAACCCGGTAAACGAAAACGTCGTCGCCGCGCTGAGCGTGATGTTGAAGACGCCAAAAGATCCAACATTTGCCGTCGGCGTTGCGCCCGAAAGCGTTGTCGCTCGATCGACGAAAGTGTCAGCCGTAATCAAGCCAGGGTTTGTCTGGTTGTCAGACCCATCCAGGATGACCGCTTTGTCCGCCGGATAGGTGATAAAAACGTCAGCCTCACCATCCGTCAGGTTGATGGCGCTGTCAGAGTTTGAGCTTGATAGGATTGTCGTGCGCTCTAAAGTCGTTCCGGATGAATTAAATGTGCCGAGCCCGACCTCGAACTCACCAGTCCCGCTTTCTGTGAGAGCGTAATAAGTAATATCATTATCAGACAAAACGGACGCAAACGAGCGGAAACCATCAGACGCCCCAGAGAGCGTGATGGTTCCCGTCCCGGTTGTGGACGTCGTTTCTTTCACCCGATCTTTAACGACAAAACCCATGTGATCACCCCTTTTATTTATGCTGGATCTGGGATCCCAATGGTGAAGCTCGCAAGCGTGAAGGTGTTGCCGTTTGTCACTGACTGGTTGGCGGATAGTGCGCCGGTTGCCAGCAAGCGTGAGTTGCCGGTATCGACCACTGCGTAATGTGTGACCGTGCCAGTTCCGGTGATGGATCCGTCGGTGATTGCTGCGACAGTAACCTCACGACCGCCGCCTGAGCGATCACCGGCTGCGCCGATTGAGAGTGACGTTGAGTTGCCGAGGGAGTGCGTGTTTGTCGCCTCAGCAAAGGTCGTCGCTTCTTGACTGGTGACATCGATGCGGTTTGCCTCGGTGTCCAGCAAATCTAGCGCGCCGTCTAGTATATAGTCTGAAATAGATGCCATTTTGGATCTCCATTGGGTTGCATATGCACTTAAATTTTACCACGCGCGATAAACCAAGATTAAATCCTTTTTTCGGCTTAAACGGCTGGCGTTTAGCTTAACGATCGAAACCGGAAAGCTGCGAAAAATCACCGATGAAACCGCTCGGGAACGAGTTGATTGCAAGGGTGATCCTAACGTCATCGCTCGATTGAGCTGCGACGTCGTGCTGGAGTGTTGAGGGAAAGATCAGAAGTTGACCTGGCGTTCCTCGATGCTCCACCATTCTCCAGGCTTTTGTATTGTCCTGGATAAACAGATCAAGACCGCCGGGGGCGGATCCTGAAAATCCTGAATAAATGCTCGGCGCGTAAAGCCTCGTTGGAGCGTTATCTTTTGTTACATAATAAACAGCGCTCAAAACCGAGTTTGGATGATAATGCTTGTGATGGGTTTGCCCTTTGAGCGCTTTGTTTCCCCACATTTGAGTGACGCGCATTTCATCGCAAGAAAACCGGAGCTCATTCTTTACACGGTTTAAACATGAATTGACCCAAGATCGGAATGCTTGAAACTCTCGCTTCCGCTCCAAATGATAATTCTTCGAGCGTTGGTTGAACTTCTGTTGGTTCCAATCCAGTTTTTCGCAAGCCTGAGCGACATTCTCCGCGAGTTTATCATCCGCATCAAAAGCAAAAATCTGCTCTGGCATCATATTAATTTTAAGCATGATCAAGGAGCCGTCGGGAAAGTCGGCGTTAATGGATCTGTGTTCTCCGGCAAATCTCGGAGCGCCTGGCGATAGGTTCGCCAAGCTGCTTTTTGCGCATCGCTAAGAGGACTGTCGTTTGCCTGGGTCCAATCTGATGCCGCAAGGAGACTATCACGACGACGCCGAAACTTTATTACCGCAAAATCGTTTTCGACTGCATCGATGTCGCTTTGACTTTTTAAAACGACAGCGCCGTTGACGACCTTATATTTCAACATATCAGCGCGATCGTGAGCGTAGTCAATATAACCATAATCCGCATCATTAGAGACCAGGCCAGGACCGCTCGCGATGCTCAATATTTCACCCGTCAAGGTGCTGAAATACGCTTTCATAATTTACCTTTTTAATTCAAAAATCACGACGTCCAAGTTGCGAATTGTGAGTGATGTGCTCGCTGGAACGATCCAGTTAAGAGACAAGGAGTGTGTGCCGCTGTTATAGATCCGACGATCAAGAATGGTCGCCGGAAATCTGATATCACCAATCGTCGAATAATCATCCGAGGATCCGTTGACGAATGTCGACGTCGCGGAGCCGTCTATATGCAGAGCCACTGAATAGCTGCTATCCGATCCCGTCCCGTACAAATTGCAAGCGCCGAGAATGATGATTGACTGCAAATCGTTTGCGAGTGAGAAGCTGCCCAAACTTACCGAAGAAATTGAATATCCGGTGATCACCTGAGAAGACCGACTAAAATGATTTTCTTTCGTGATTGCGTTGCTCTGGACTAAACTCGTTGAGATGCCGCTGTCCTTAAGTGACAGCGCGCCGCTGCTGTTGATAAACTGCGTTCCGCTTAAATTTAAACGAGCTGCGCTGAGCTCTCCGGTCTGGATGCTCGTCGCGCTCAAATTTGATACTGTGATGTTTGTCGCGTCAAGAGTGCCGGTCGTAATCTTACCCGCGTCGATCGTCGTCGCGTCGTCATCGATCGCGTCCTGGAGGCTCGTCGTTCCGGATGTATTTGTAAACGTAACGAGGCCATTGAAATTCAACAAGCGAGCAGGGGTTGTGACCGCGTTACCTGACGAGCTCGACGCCTCGCCAGTAGTGTCTCTGAACGTGATATCCACAAACCAAAAGTTCGCCGCCGTTGTTGCTGCGATCGTCGGGGAGGTCTTAGACCAGACGCCGTATGACGTCGACGCGACAGCCGTTGACCAGTTGTAACTTACGTTTGATGTCAGGCTTGCGGTGCTTGGTGACGTTGAGCTTTCAGCGTAATATCTGACCGTCGCATATCGCGCACCAGGATCGCCGTCAGAGCCGGGATCGCCCTGCTCGCCTTGCTCACCTTGCTGGCCTTGCTGGCCTTGCACCCCTTGCGGACCCTGCGCGCCCTGCGCCCCGTCTTCGCCAACAAATTTTATCCAAGTTCCGTTGATAGAAGAAAGCTCAGGGCGGTCGCCTGTATATTCATGATAAAGGATATATTCCAGCGAACCAGCCGAAAAGCTCTTATTACTGCCCGAGCTGTTCGACGCGTAAACTGCGACGATCGATGTCCCAAGCACAATCTCATCAATGGTCGTCGCGTTCACGCTTGCTGTGAAACTTGACAGGTTCCCGGTGAAATCCTGACTTTTCAAAAAATAATAATATTGTGTGCTGTCAGCTAAGCCGCTGTCGGTGAAAAACGATCCGGCGGTTTCACCGATCAGCGTCGCCGATGATGAGCTGTCGCTCGATGCTCGATAAATTTGAACTCGCGCAAAATCATTGTCGGTCGGGTTGTTCCAATCGACGACGACTTGCTGAAATCCGCCGGTCGCTGAAACACTCGTCGGAACGCCAGGGGCAGTCGTATCGGCCTCAGCGGTGAATGAAACACTCGTCCAGGTTCCGCGAATATTTTGCTCAGTGACAGGCTGGACTTCGAACTCAAAAACCTCACTGTCAAGCAAAGGACCGAACTCGAACGCCGGGCCGGACGTTGTGCTTTCGGAATATTCACCGCCGTCCTGTTTCCATCTGACGTTGTAATGGTGCAGATAAATCGTCGATGCCGCTGTCCAGGTTGCCGTCGCCCTTACGAAAAACGTGCCGTCGGACGCAATCGTCGTCGCTTGGCTGATTGCGAGATTGCTGATTGTTAAGCCGTAGCCCAGCGAGGGCAAAGTGCTGTCGTTTGCCGCTAAATCAGTTTCCTCAGCGCTCCACAAAAACGCGGCCTCTGATGTCTCTCTCAGCGTAAGTCCGACAGTCTGACCACCGTCGTCTGGATCGTTTTGAAAAGTCCATCCGATGACTTCAAACTCTTTCGTCGTGAAACCGTAACGCTCGATCGTGAGCGCGACGACATCGCCGACCTGGACGTCAAAGGCTTTCATCGAAAAATTAGCCTGGAGCGTCATCTGTTCGCGCGCCCGGTAAAGCGTCATTTTTGCCAGGCGTTGCGCCATCGTGTGCGAAGTCGTCAGAGGAAGCTCAAGATCAAGAGCATTCTCAAAACCATTGTCCTCCGTGATAAACGTTGAGCTTTTGATTTCTGGATAATCCGCCTGAACATAGTCATCATCTGCGCTGACGAACTTGCCTCGCACGATGTTGAAATTGTCGCGACGCGACGCTTTGGTCGCCAGGTTTATCTCGCCGCGCAAATCGCTTAGCGTAAAAGTCTGGACGCTGGGGTTGTATTCGCCAGCCTTTAAAACCCACTTCCCCTGACCCCAGAATAAGTTTCCAGCGCATGTCGTCATCATACGATTGAGAATGTTACCGGGAGTGCTCGACAGACTGGTCGCGCCGTTCATCTCATAGCGCTTTTCCGTGCCGCCAGCCGCAAGAGAAACATCCTCGTCGCAGACATTTGCCGCCGTTTCAAACGAAGTGTCATCGATTTCGCCATCAGCATCGAGACCGTATTTGCTGACGAGGTAATCCCTAATGCAGAGCGCCGCGTTTGCAGAATATCCAGTTGTATCATCGCGCGGATCAAAAACCTTTTTACCTTTGATCCGAGCTGTGACCAGCGGAATACCTTGCGCAAAAACGTCGGAGTTATATTTCATCCGGACATACAAGCAAGCGACGCCCTGGCCTCTGAAATTTACATCGTCTCCGTCATCCTTTCCCTGCCAATCTGGACCGTTGGCGATGCCGTTTAGATCTGAATAAATATTTTGATTTGGAGATCCCAAAAACTTTCTGATGTAAACTTTGGGCTCACTGTCATTAACCCAATCGCTAGTCGTGACAAAATTTGTTGATGAGCTTATCGTCACCTCTTGATCGTTTAAATAAATTTGATCAATCGAGCTGATCTCATGACCAGCCAGCGTCAGGATCATGTGTAAATATTCATTATCGTCGCCGGTTGCCTCCAGGTATGTAATCGACCCACCTTTCCGGACCTCACCATAAACAATATCTTGCGGAGCCGCTGCGTCTCGCGTGTTTGTCAAAAGACCCTTTTGACCCTCAATGTCTGGCATCAGAGCATTTGTCACCCAGGACGCCACCATCGTCAAACCAACGAAAGCGACGACGTAGGCGACGGCCGTTGGTAAGCCTAATGCAATCAGATATTGAGCGACAACCTCTCGGGGAGCGTTGTCCCAATTTTTATGACGCATGACGTTAAAAGGATTGTTGAGGTTGTCTTTCATTTTTTAATCCATGCGCTTTCGATCCGTTGGATCGGTATGTAAACGAGGCGAGATTTTCCAAGAAACGCTGCTTTTGATCCCAAAGAAATCCCGAGGGCTCGATCGATCGCCCAGATTTGCGGAGCCTTAGAGGTGACTAGCGCGCCTCTAGGTGGAGTGTAGTTTATGCGCTCGAGCTTGCTGTCGATCGCGTCATCAAGTGTCGTGAAGCCGAATGACTGAACGAGCTCTCTGCGGCCCTTGTATAAACCCAGATCTGATATGTATCGGCCGGACCAGTCATCCGCCCAGCCGGATCCGTAGAGCCGCCGGAATGCTTCATTTGTAAACATAAAGCAGTCGTGGACATGCCACATAAACCCACGATGCGCGACTTCTTTTAAGTAGGCGCTCAACCCTGGATAATTAGCTGTCAAGCTGACGACCCCAAGGGATCTGTTTATCCGCCAATCTTGTGACCCATTTAAAGATCGTATCAGGGCTTTGGCTGTATCCCTCCGTCGCGACAGTTGCCTGATGGCTCGCGTGAGTGTAGCGCCGCGCGCTTGCTCGCTCCAAGACGATCAGCTTGCTCTCAACCGTCAGGCTTACGGTCGACATCTCGCCCTCGTCGACGATCGTCATCTTGTCCATAAACCCACTGAAGACATTGACGACCGACGACGTTCCCAGAACGCCCCAATAAACAGCGGCCGAGCGGCCCTGATAATCCTCGGTCAATGCGGTTGAAATAATTGTTGAGCTTAAACCGGAAAGCGTAAGCGTCGCTCCTCTGGCTGACAGGTCTGAGATTTCCTCGATCCCGTCGATTTTTAGAAGCGAACCAGTCCCAAGAAACGAATGGCCCTGGATTGTCCGATTTCCTGTGCCAGTCCAGAGGCGCAAGTTGCCGCCTTCAAAATCTAAGTCGATTGCATAAAATGGCTCAATATCCTGAAGGCTCCCGGTTGGATCGCCGTCAGCGTAAAGCTGGTTTAATAGACTTGTGCTTATGTTGCGGCTCATATCGCTTCCATCGCTCCAAATGATATTCCGTAATGGCGCAAATTGTTGACGTTCCAGGAGACATCGTTTGACGCCAAGCGAAAAGTCCCGACCGGGCTTGATATGACCGCCGCCGATGTTGACGCTGCGTCTCTAAGTGCCGGCCAGATCTCAAGGGTTCCGCCGTCCGTCTGGTCCGCGAGGACTTTGTAAAGCCGTGAGGATGCACCCGTTCCGAGCTGGAAATAATCGCCAGCCAAAAGCGTTCCGGTCATTACGACTGTGACGCTCCGAGCACCCGCCGACCCTGTGATTGTGACGGAGCTGGGAGCGGCTGAGCTGCGCAGAGAGTTGCGAAACGGATTGCCCAGGTAAAACTTGCCGTGTCGGCCTCTGAGGCTCGTCAGCCAAGCGCTCCACGCCTCAGCGTCATCCTCAGCCATCGGCTTGAGTGATATGTCGGCTGACCACATCTCGCCAGCGTAGGCGTGAGACTGACCCTCAAACGTAAAAGGCGATCGAGAATAAGCGACAGCGTTCGTCGCTGTGAAGGTCACTGACCTGATCGCGTTCCCGGTCGGCGTTGTAATCGGATATGAAATCGCCATTAACCCAGAGCCCTCCGGTAAGATCCGCCGCGTTGACGCGCGTCAGCGACAGCGCCTTTCGCGCTCTCCGCGATCTGAGGCATCATCGATTTAATTTCGTTCCGAACCGTTTGCTGGACCCCGGTCGTCACGTTGATCGTTTGCTGAACAATTACATCCCCGCCGCCGCCGACCGCCGACTTTGACTGAGGGACAGACAAGATCCGACCGGCCGACGATGGCACAAATATTTCGCGGCCATGCTCACCAACGACCGTCGGTTTGCCAGGATAAACAGCTCCGCCGGAGGCGTTGCCAAAAGGTAAGCCAAACGATCCGGTCGAGGGTCCGCTGAACAAATCCAATCCGGTCGCGCTCATGATGCCACTCACCATTTGACGCACGACGAGAACGCGATAAAGCTCTCGCACGACTTCGTTTGCCATGTTTCTAATGCCAGCTTCGAAACTTTTGCTGTCATCTAGCAACCGCATAAACGCGCTCGAAAGACCGTCCTCCATTGTTTTAATCGCGCTTTCAAGTTCAGAAAATTTAGGCGCGACTTTTTCCATCGTTGCGGCCGTTTTCTCAAGACCTTCACGCGCTGCGCGCTGACTGTGCTCAAACTCTGTCGCTGCTTTCTGAGCATGAAACCAGGCAAAAGCGATGTTCTCAACCTGGACTAGATCATAACCGCGCAACTCCCGACCGGCGTCTTTGTAGGCTTTGCGTGATTTTTCAATCATGGCGTCGCGGCGTTTTTCCAGCCGCTTGATATCGCGCTCCAGAGGCGTAAGATCCTTGATCGAATTTTCAAACGCTTGATCGACAGTCTCCGTCATGAATGGTTCGAATATTTCGTTGAGCTTGTCCTCAAATATTTCCGCTTCTTCCGCTGCCGCCTTTGCCGCTGCGGTCGCCGCTTCGCGAGCTGCAATTAGACGCGATTGAGCATAAGCCGCATAACCAGCCGCGCGCGATGTCCCGGACTGGTTGTCGTCTCCGCCTTCCGAGCTGCTCCCGCTGGAAGTCGATGATCCAAGTGTCCCGCCGGTTGTCATATTATCCAACGCCGTCAAGAGCTCTTGGCGACCCTCGACCAACGACCGCAACCGCGTGTCCTCGGCTTGCAGTCGGTTGAGATCGGCTTGCAGTGAGAGCTGCCTCGCGGTTTGTGTTTCAAGATCCAAAGCCTTGCGAGCTTCGCTCGGGAACCTACTTTCACCCATTTGATTTTTGCGGATCCGCTCGCTCACCTTGGCAAGTTTTTCACGAACCTTCGCCATGCTCTCAGCGTTTTCGTGGAGCTTTTCTCGGTTTGTTATATTGTGGACCGCGTCCATTCCCGCGACGACGCCAAACATAAAATTGCGAAACTTTGTGGAAAGCGCGTCGAAAACCATGTCGAAATGGTCTTTCATTGCTGTCGCCGCAACGATGCTGTCGTTGCTCAGAACTGCGCCAAGCTCGCGAGCTGATGTCGTCATCGTGTCCAAAGATTGAGCGTTATTTATAAACAATGGAGCCAAAAGGGTCGCGTCGGAGGCAATCGCCTCAAGATAGAATGTCATTTCTGCTTGAGATAAATTGGCGTCCTCAAGCGCTTTGACGTATTTCCCGAGAGCTTGCTCGCTGCTTAAACCTTTGAACTCGTCAGCGGTGAGCCCTACTTTCGGCGCAATATTGTCAAAAAAGTCTTTGAGCGGTCCCGCCTCGTTTTGGAAAAAATCTCCGAACTTGTCGTTTGTATCCTTGAGAATATCGGCGAGCTTGTCTTGCTCAACACCCACTCGCCGAGCCGCAAATGTCAGCTCTTGAAAACGCTCAACGCCAACACCCGAAACCCTTGAAAGTTTTTCGATTTCTTTTGCGAAATGCATCGCCTCATTTGCGCCTCGAACAAAACCAGCGGTCAAAGCGCCAGCGCTCAAACTAGCCGCGAGACCTCCGACCGCCGTTGAAAGCGTTCCGAATGCTTTTGTCGTTTTCGACAAATCCTTTTGTGATTTTTTAGAAAAACGCTCGACGCGCCGGTTTGCGCGATCCATCGCTTTCGAAAACTCTCTGTCGCGCGCGCTCAAAATGACGTTCAGCTCTTGCGCTGTAATTGCTGCCATTAGCCGTAAATCCTTGCGAGTTGTTTTGCTTCGTCAATCGACGGAGCATTTGATCCAGGCTTTGCTGGATTGTGTGCTTTCTGCCATCCGTCAAAAAATAAAAATGTATCCCTCGGGATCATATCGCGGACGTCATCAGGCTTGAGCCCGGTGACGACTGCGTTTTTAATTAAGCTGCGGACGTTAAGACTTCTTGGCTTTGACCCTCGGTCAAATCTTTTTTTTTATTCTCAACCTCGCTCAACGCATCAGGCATAAACGCCACGCCGAGAACCGCCTGAGCGATCTGGTAGAATAATAACAAACTTTCCGGACCACCGCTCTCAATGATCGCATCAGCTTCACTGTCTTTTTTGCCGCCGCCCACCAGGGCGAGGGCAAGAAGGTTGCGAACCTCTGTCGTGGTCGGCTTTTTCCCCCGATCGAAAAAACCGTCCCAGACTTCAAAAATCCCGCGATGCTTGTCTTCAAAACGTTCGATCTCGCGATTTCGTAGGATAAAAGTGTAGGTGACGCCGTCGATTTCCTCAACGACCCCACCTCGGGGAGCCTCAGCGGTAATCCCCATTTATTTAAGCTGCGCTAAAAGTGATCGCGCCGTTGCTTTCCAAAGAAGCTGAGAACGTGACGCCGCCCTCTGTTTCGCCGCCAAATTCGAGCGATGCTATTTTAAAGGCTCCCGCGTATGTCCCAAAGTCAGGAATGATGACTTGAAAGTTTGCCTCTGGGTCCGCTTGCATCGCGACAGTATTCAAGCGAGCCTCAGCGGTTTCGTCCAGAAAGATCCCGTCGCCAGAAACCGAGACAGCTTTCAGGCCGTTCAAAGTTTCAGTGAATAGAGCGCCGCCGGGCGACGATGCGTCCGGTGTAGTGACGTCAATCGAGGTGTTATTCACCGTCAACGACTTGGAGTTAAGTCCCGCCAGTGCCGAAAATGTTTCGCTGTTTTCTCCATCCCCAATCTTGAGGAGGAACGAGCGTCCTAGTTGTTTAGCCATGATGTTGATCCTTCAATCAAAAGGGGTTTGCGGATGCCCAAACCGCGAGAGGGCTAGACCGCTTAAACGGTCTGAACGTTTGCCGAAAAGATGACTGTCGCGAAATGTCCGCGCTCGTCATTCTCCTGGTCGACAAAATAAGTTTCACAAATAAGTTCAATCAGATGGAACCCGGCTAACGAAACCGTCTCCTCTTGGCGATGCAATGATGCGCGGATCGCCTCCGCAATGCGTGACGCCTCGACGCGACCAGTTGCGCGCGAAAACGCGTCAATCGTCAAACTGATATTTGCACCAGTCGAGCCGTCCGTGTCATCAGCTTGCGGCTGTATTGATCCAAACTTTATAAAAGGATAAGTCGGACGCTGTGGAGGCTCATCGTAAACCCTGGTCGAAACCAGATCCGTTATGTCACTGTCCGCCACCAACGCCGCCCGAATGCCTTTTTGTAGCTCCAAAGCAAAACCGTCGCTCATTTAAATCCAAGCTCCTTAGCTGCTTTATTCATTGCGCGCGTAACGCGAGCCCGGTGTTTTTTCCCGAGGATTTTTTGCGTTCTTCTTATAAAGGGAAACTCATCAGTCGTCCCGGTTTGCTTGAAAACATGAGACATCGCTTGCCGTTTCTTCCCGCTCGAGTAGGTCCGCCCAAACTCAACCGAGAGCGCTTTGACTTGCGGATCCCTACGCGCCGGAGCTGCTTCGACAGATCCGACAAATGCGTTTTCCTCAATTTCAAATTTCGCATGGATCCCCCGCTTGAGATCACCCTCATCGACCGGGGCCATGACGCGAGCCAAGCGGACGCCCTCTCTGACGCTTTTTCGTATTGCGTCCCCAATATTTTTTCGCTGCTTTCGAGGTAGCTTTTTAAAAGCATCCTGGAGACCTTTGGCCTCGATTTTCATGACGCGACGCCCTTCTCAAGCAGGAACTCGAGCGTCTGTCCTTTGTTATCCACCTGGACGACTGAACGAATTGCCCAGGTTTGTCCGCGAGCAACTACCCGATCAGCGGCGCTGAGAGCCGCTGTGAGCGCGTCTTTCCTTACTCTTAAAGTCGCCGTCGATACGTCAGCCAATGCACCGCCCTCAGTGCTCTCATTGCCTGTCCGCTCGATTATGTGAGCTGACCTTGTCAGGTGATCTGACCAGGATCCGGCCGTATTCCCGAAATCGTCAGTCGTCGCCGCCATACGCTGAAAGGTGACGCGATCCCGCATTAGGCCAGCCCTAGCCATACCAAGAGCCTCGCTCGTAATCCATCAGAGCCTCGAAGCCGTGAGGCAATGTTTTCGAGATCGTACCCATGAGCTCGTTTTCGCGGTTCTCGTACCAATGGGCGATCAACATCATTAAACCATGACGAACGGTCTGCGGAACGTCAGAGCGCGCCGCGCCATATCCGATGACATATTCAATCTTGATCGCGTCGTCCCTGGTGAACGTGGAGGGCCAGGCTTGTCCCGGCTTTGGCTTGACAGTCGTCCGCCCTTTAGTCCCGAGAACATAAAAGTCCGACAGCGTCGCGGTTTGGATCGCGTTTTCCGTGTCGTAATATTTGACCGCCGAAACCGACTGAACGGGTCCGAGCGAAAGCGTCACCGTGCCTGGGTTTGGTGCAATCCACTCGCCCCAGGTTTGCGTGATCATCGCTTTCCCCAGAGTGCCAGTGACGTCGACATAATCAATCGCCGTTTGTATCAACCGAGCGATCAAACCGTCGTCGTCGTTGTGCTCGATGCGTAGCTGCGACTTGACCTCGGTGAGCGTCAGAGGCTCAGCCGTCGGAGCTGTCACCAGCTCGATCCGATGTTGTAGGGGAAGCGTTGGCATTTATTTAATCCTTAGCGTCAGGCTTAACCGCTTTTCGCTTTGCTGGAGTTTTCTTTGTCGCTGTTTCTAATTTTTTAGCCGCAACAACCGGCTCCGCAATTCCGCGCTCGATGTAGCGTTTCGCTGCGTCAGCATCACCGATCTCGATAATATCCCCGGCGTTGTGCGAAAAATTAATTCCCGCCATTGATTGCAATAGTTTTAACTTCATTCGGTTTCTCCCGAGTTAAAGGAGAGGGCGCGAACGCCCTCTCTGTCATGCTTATGAGGAGGCTGTTTTCAAGTGCTTGATTGCCGCTGTATTCGACAAAACGCCGTCGAAGCGTACAAAGCCCAAGATCCCATAATCCGGCGCGAAACGCTCTGACGCGACTGTCAATGACGGACCGCCAGCTTTGCGCACGAAAAACTTTTTCATATCGCCAAACAACATGACTTTTTTGTTCGCCGCGAGACTGTCCATCGCCTGATTGACGACAACATTATAGCCGAGGATAGATTGAGGAACTCCCGCTTGGTAATTTCCCATCTGCCATAGGTAATTTCCTTGCCCATCCTTCAACTTCCTGACTGCCGCAAGTGTGCTGTCGTTCATCATAATGGCCGTTCCGGCGGACTGACGATAAGCAGGGTCGACTGAGTGAATTAGATCAATGATCTCGTCCGCTGTAATCGCCGCCGCCGCTGCCGCTGTTACACCAGTTGCAGAGTTTGTGACGATGCCCTCAACGTCGGAGGATCCCGATCCAGTTGTCAGCTTGCTATTTGCGATGCGACCGAGACGATCTCCAAGCATGTCACCTAACAAGGCTTCCATATTTAAGATGCTGTCGGCGTTCAACTCCGCTGACCAGCGAACCCACTCAGTGTTGAAGCTAAACGCTCCAACTGATTTACTTCCGAACGTTACATCCGCACCGCCGTCATCAGTCGGCGCTCCGCCTTCCGTATGAGCAACCGCGCTGGAGCCGGTGTCGTCGCTCGTTGGAATGTCGAACTGGCGTCCGTCGGTTGTACTAATAACCGAAAACAAGTTGCTCGTGTACATTGGGCCGCTTGCCGCCATAGATTGCTCGATGAAGGTCGCCATTTCGGTCGGTACAGTATATCCGCCAGCCGCGTTTGATCCGGCTAATTGCGCGCGATATTCGCGCAATACTGAGCGAACCTCTGCGTCAACATGGGCGTCGCCACCGGCTGAAATGTATTCAGCAAATGCGTGACGATAATCCATGACCTGACCGTCGTCGATCGCCTTTGTTGAACGACCTTCGACCGCTGGGATCTTACTGGTGTCTGGCTGTTCCAACTTTGCGATTAAAGACGCTGCGCGCTCCTCTCGATCAATGCGAGCTTGGAGTTTGTCAGCGTCAGCCATCGCTGCATCAAATTCACGCTCGACCTCAGCCGCGCGCTCCTCTGGTGTTTCGTCGGTCACTTCGTTTAATTTTGAACGGGCTTCCGTGGCAATCCTTGCCATTTGCTCCCGCAATGTTTTGATGTCTGCCATTTGTAGGCTCCTTCGTTGGGAAATGGACGTCATCACGACGTTCAATTTCAGACCTTGCCCAAGGGTCGGAAATAACGGGCTAAGAACGGGAGACCGCTCCTATTTGATAAGCCGGGCTTTCATGCGTAAGCGACGCGCCGCCTGACTTTGCTTTTGCTCCTTACGATGCCGCTCCAAACTACGAAGACCGATTGCGGTTCCTTCATAGGCCGGGGTTGTCACGATGCTGACATCGTAAAGCGCCGCCTCTTGAATGGTTCGACGAGGCATTTCATCATCGTCGTCCCACTTTTGGCGGGTCGGCATAAAAGCAAAACTCATCTTATCCAGGTCGCCGCGTTTCATCTTTGGAACGATCGAGCGGACATCCGGATCAGTCATATCAAGGGACGCGCGGACCTTTAGTCCTCGCTCGTCCTCTGAAAGCTGTAACGTTCCGCTGCGCGATCTCGCGAGCGGCAATCCTTCATGATTGATTAAGAAAACGACGTCATCACGACCGATCGCATCTGTGAAAGCGCCAGGGGCGATTTGCTCGCGCCACTGTCCACCGATGACGGTCTCCTCGTTGAACACAGCCGCATAACCCTCGACGCTGACTGTGCCGTCCTGCGCCTCGCGGATTTCTACTCTCTGAGCCGGGCGCGCCTCGCGCTCCTCGTCATCCTTTTTGAAACCAGCAAGCGCCGGATCCTCGATGTCGGCTTCCGTTTCCTGGTATTCCTCGGACTTTCCAAACACGACAATCACCTCATCATCTGTTTCCTCGATGCGCTTTATGTGACGTTTGTCCTCGTCCTCATCGTCGTAATAACGCGCCGAGACTTTTGAAAGTGTCGAGAATTTATGGCCGACCAACGTTCCAGACGGACGCCAGCCGTCCTCAACCTCGCGATAAACCATGATTAACGCCGCCGGATCCTCAGCGCTTCCCTCAACTGAAAAATCGGTGTCTGGAACGTTTATCGTGCCATCGCGCTCAATACGACGAATGCGACCGTACACCTCGCCGCCGGAGCTGTCCCAGGTAACATAATCACCGACAACCAGCGCATCAGCCTCCGCTCGAGTATCCATTGAGTTTTCCTCTTGCTTCAAAATTCCATTTGCCCAGGACCGCGCCGGATTACCGCCCCAAAGCGCCCAGGCAACTCTGCCAGCGCTGGGATAGCCGTCCTCGCCAGGGCTCCACCCTTGACCCTCTTTGTCGACCTCATGCCGCGCAAAATATGACTTCATTCTCTTGACCGTATCGATCGAGAGGTTCCGGTTGTTCACAATGTCACGAGCGCGAGCGACGCCGACCTCTGTTCCCGCCGCGCCCATATTCCTCGCGCCAGGCAAGACCTCGAGCCGCTTCCTCCCGCATCGCCTGATTAGGTCTCGGCATCTGAGCCGCCTTGCATCGTGATCGGAACTGTCGCGCCTTGTATCATTAGATCGTCGCCACCCGGTAGAGGCTCAAGACCCTCATGATCACGGATCTCATTCGGCGTCTTGATGCCGTTCTGGATCGCAGTCGCGTGAGCTTCCATTCGAGTTTTCAGATCGCCTCTGAGCAAGCTGTCAACGTTGAACCGGACGGTCATGTCGCTCGATCGTCCAAACAATTTTAAATTCATTTCTTGCTCGGTTTGCTCAATCCAACGACGGAGCGTGTGCTTGACGAAATGCAAGTCCTGTTGCTCGACGTTGCTGTAAGTCCCTTTTGAGAGATCTTGCAAAAACACCGGAGGCAAAGAATAGATGCGCGCGATTTGCTCAATGCAGAATTGCTGCAAATCCAAAAGCTGCATTTGCTCCGGCGAAAAGCCGATTGATTTCAGCTCATGGCCGAGCGGCAACGCCATCACCGGCCGACCCTCGCGAGCGAGTTTAGCCGTCGCCGCTGCGATGTCCTCAGAGGCTCGAGCCGCTGACGCGCCGGAATTGAATGGACCCTGGAGAACGGCCGGGGGGATGCCGCCGGACTGGAACGCCTTTGATCCATAACGCGCCGACGCAAGCGCCAGGCCGATGACATCCTTGTTCGCCATGATCGGACCGCGAAAATCGATCTGATTGTTTTTGACCATGAATGTCAGGTCGATGATTTCCTCGGCTTGATAAATCGCCGTTTTTGTCCGGTAGACTTTTGTAGGAAAGCCTTGCTCTGTCGTAGCCTCAGTGACGATAAGGTCCGCTGGATCCAGAGGAACTAAATCAGTAATCTCGCCGCTTCCGCTCTTGATGATCAGCGTCGCTGAGCGACCGCCTGTCAGCGTTTGCTCAAACGTGTATTTTCTCCAGTTAAATGAGCTGGTCGTCGGATTGACCGCCCGATCGATCCAGGATCCAACGCCAGTCGTGACTTGCTCATTGCCTTGATAAATCTCGAGAGGCAATCCCGCCAAAGTGCCAGAGATAAAGTTGACCGCCGACCAGAGGGCAGGGACGCCGAGAGCGGTCTCGACATTCACTGTCACGCCAGAGGTGCTCGAATAATTATCAAACCCCATAAGCTGAAAGAAATTGTCAGCGCTCACCGGGACATTCGGGTTCTCTATACTGCGAGCCTCAGCTCGCTTAAACATATCAAGGACGCCCATTGTATCTCCTAGACCGCGAGCTTGTATTCTGGATCATCCCAGGGTGACGAGCTCGGCGCTGTTTCTTCTGAACTCATGGACCCGAGAGCCATCGCAAGCGCGACCAGGCCGTCGATCTTTGAGTAAGATTTCGATTTATTCAGTTTTCGGTTTCCCGCTGGATCCGATTGTGTGACAGCTCCCGCCGCGCACATATTCAAGACCGGCTGTCCGCCGTGGCAAAGTTTGCGCTCCGCCACCAGTTGTTCGAGCTTATCAACAGCCGGAGCCATATCGCGAAAGCCCTGTCCAAAGGGTTGCATGGGAACTTGCGCGCCAATGTTATCAAGCTCTCGCTTTAAATCGTTGATCCGCCAGCGGTCATAAGCGAGGAGCTGTAGGTCATATTCCTCTTGAACCTCAGCGATCGCCTGGGCAATCACCTCCGGAACAATGACCGGGCCTGGTATCGTCAAAAGATGCCCCTGCTTTGCCCATAGGTCATAAGGGACTTTCGTCTCGAGCGCCTTGTCCCTCAAACCGTCCTCTGGAAGCCAGAACCTCGGGACGACATGGAGCTTGTCATCCTTTGGAAAAACGAGGACCAGCGCTGTCAAATCTCGGCTTGCCGAAAGATCGAGCCCGGCGAAACAAGCGTCACCAGGCTCGACCTCCGGAGGCGCATTATTTGCCTCCCACTCAGCTCGGGACAGAAAGGGTGACTGCGCCTCTATCCGTTGGTTTAGATAAAGCCACCGGAATGAGTTAGCCTTTGCCGGAAGGCGTTCAGCTTGTTTTGCAAAATCCTCGAGATCCGTTGTTGATCTAAATTTGCCCATTGCCGGATTGGCCGCGCGCCAGGCAGTTTTATCTAAGATATCACAGCCTTTTTTCGCTGTGTATAAATGCGAGACAATTCGAGGGTCGTCCGCGTGATCCGCGTCATCAAGCCAAATCGAGAAAAGATCTCCGTCGGTCGACGCTTGCGTCGAGATCGCAATCAAGAGCGGGTTTTCATGCGCGCCCTGCGCCGTCTCAATCGCCTCGATAAATGGATCGTGTGGCCCTCGAACCTGACCCACCTCATCGAGTATCGCCAGGATAGGACTTAGGCCGTGAGCCGTTCCCGCCTCAGCGCTGATCGCTTTGTATTCGACATTCATCAAAAGGCCGACAAGCATCTTTTGCGATGGCACGATCCGGACGACCTTGCTTAATCTCGGCGAAAGCCGAACCATTTTTTCCGCGAGCTTAAAAACAAGAGCCGCCTGATCCCTCGACCGAGCGCCAGAAATGATCTGACTGTTCAGCTTTGCCTCTGGTCCGATCAGGTGCGCAAGAACGATCGCCGCAATCAATGCAGACTTTCCGTTTTTTCGGCCGACCGATAGGTAAGCGCGTGACGTCCCGCTCGAGTTGTCAAAAACGTCGATGATAAATTTGCGCTGGAAGGGCATTAACTTCATCGGCTGGCCGACGAGCTTGCCCTCTGGGATCACACAAAATTTTTCAATAAAATCACAAATCTTGTCGCCGCGTGTCGCTTCGCTCAATGCGGTCTCGCCAACAAATCATCCTCGAGCACGTTGTCCGCCTCATATTCCTTGAGGATCTTGGTGTTGCGCTGAGCTTCTCGGGGCTCAGCCTTCGCGCGCGCGTGGACGCCAAGAGATCGACGGAGCGACAGGAGATCACCAGTCAGCGACTTGACCACTCTCGCGCGCGGGTTCTCGACCGTCGTTCCGTTGCTCGGCCTGATCGTAATATAACCTTCAGACCGGAGCTCTCGCTGATTTTCCTCGAGGTCTTTCATTGTTCGAGCCATCATCGCTGCGATCTCGAGCTGGTGATCACTCCACTCGCTTTTCGCATACTCTCTTATGACAGCGTCAAAGAATGGCAAATCATCATCGCCGAGAGGAACTGTCATCGGCGGAACAATGTCGCCGAGCGACTTACGAGCCGCCTCGATCTGAGCTTCCTTAGATGTTACTTTTGTTTTCCTTGCCATGCGTCCCTCGACGAAATTTGTATTTGCAAAAAGAGAGTTGATGGGACGCCGGTTTG